GTAGATGGCCATTGTCTGGCCGCCGAAGACAAGGTCCAGCGCGTTCTCGAAAACCTTGTCGTCGCCGAAGTCCACTACGAGCGCGCGGCCATCCGGGGAGGTCGTCAGACACTGCACACCCTTCAGTAGCCGACGGAGGATCGCCATGAACTGGTCTTCCCCCAGCTTGTCCGACAGTTCCGCGATGGCCCCCGCCAGGCCCTCGCCGTCGATCCTGATCTCCCCCAGGTTCTTCGCAGCGCCCTTGAGGTTGTCCAGGGCCCCGGCGGCCCGGCCCAGTGCCGGCCCTAGGAGGCGCAGCAGGAGCGCCTGGATCTTCAGGGCCTCCATCGCGGGGAAGGGTGTGATTGTGACCTCGATGCCTGAGATCGTCTTCTTCTGAGCTTCGCGCACGCGAACTTCCTTTCTCCCCTCGTCTACTGCGAGAGGTTCACGTAGTCGCCGTTATATGCCTCGTTGACCACCTGGCCGGTGTCGAGGATCCAGACGCGGGAACCGATGGTCTTTGCGTAGCCCACGGGAGGTGGGGCCGCGATCCATGCCTGTGCGACAAAGATCTCTGCGCCACCGTTGGCGTCGGTGATCTTCAGCGCACCGAAGCCGTTGTTGGTGGCTCGGTCCAAGGCGAAGATGGTTGACAGGTAACTGTTGGACAGCGAGGTCTGGCTGAGGGTGAGGGTGACGCGTTTCGTCGTGTCGTTGTTCTTGGCCCTCGTCACCTCACCGTCTGCCCCGACGTATTCGGCCCAGGCATCGCCGCCACGGTTGGCGATTTCGATGAACGTACCATCGGCGAAGCCGCTGATCGGGACACCGATGAAGCTGATGAGCACGCGCTTGGGGTCGTAGGTCTTTACAAAGCCCTGTGTCAGGATTCCCATATCCGGCCTCCTACAGCGTTACCGTGCCGTTGATCTGGACGATATTGATGGCCCCCTGGAGGTACGCGGTGAACGTGACGCTCGGCAGTGTCCGCGTCGCCTTGCTCGCCCCGTAAACCGATGAGGCCAGGGGAGCTGCCACGATGAATGCGGGGATAGGGTTTCCCTTCACATCCGCGCCAGGGCTCCCGAGGATCCCGTTCTGCACGCCTTCCTGGAGTGCTGCCTTCAGTTGCGTGATGACGACGTCGATACCTGAGTCTGTGAACGGTACCTTTGCGTTCGAGGTGAGGGCGCCGAAGATGCGCTGCTGGATGCGTGCCTGCAACCAGTCCAGGCCCCACTGGACATCGAAGTAGGATCCCGATCCCACGGTGCCGCCGCGGACAACGTTGACCCCCGAGATCCCCATGTAGGCTGATGCGTTCTTTCCCAGGACATAGGAGACCGCGGTGTCTGAGGTGTATGCCCATGGCGTGGCACCTGCCAGCGTCTTGTATGCCCAGTTCTGGGAACCCGGCGCATACGGGAACTGCTGGCCCATCATCGCCGCATCGACGTTGTCGTCCCCCGCTGCCCCCGCGTTCGCCAGCGGGTCGTAGAAGACGCCCGTCCGCTTGTAGGACTGCGTCTGGCAGTAGGTGGCTATTTCTCCACCCGCGGCTGTCGGTATCGCGGCATCGGCCGAGGCCAGTATGCAGAGCCTGTTGTTCGCCTCTACCCAGGCCGCGACAAGCTGCTGGTTGGCGTAGACGGAATCGGCAACGATGACCCCGTAGAAGGCGGGGTTCTCGGCCGCCATCGCGGTGAGCGCCTGTGTCCAGTTATCGCTGCCGTCTCCACCACTGAGCTTTCGGCCGACCATGAACTGCTGGATGCTCGGGTTCTGGCTGAACATGGCCGCGGCCTTGGTGTAGACGGGAGAGTTGGTCCCGAACTGGGTCGCCAGCGCGGTGAGGCCCGTGTACAGCGCCGTCCTCGTCGTGAAGTTCGGTGTCACACTCGAGATGGTGAATGGGGCGGCGATGATCGGCAGATTGAAGCTGGCAATCGACGGGAAAGTCGTCGCCTGGGTGATGGTCACCTGTACGATCTGTGCAATCTGGGACATGCTCTCCTCCTATTTCCCGACCTGGGACGCTGCCGTCACCAGAGAGCCATCGGGCGCGACAAAGGTTTCACTGAGCGGTGTGTACGGCATCAGTTCACCCCTTCCAATTTCATATCTGCCTCGGATTCAGCGCCAGCGCCAGCGCCTCGGCCGGCGTCAGCACCCTGTTGCCGTACAGCCGCACCTTCCCGATGAGGCCGATCCAGCCGGTAGCCGCGCCGGGGGTATCAAGGTTGCCGAGTACAAACTTATTGTTTGGCATAACCGGGATATTCGCCAGCGTCCCGCTTCCGCCGGCGAAAGCAACGCCATCCCGATAAAGCACATATGCTTTGCTCGCCAGATCAAATGATAGAGAATATTCCCGTACCGTGGCATCGTAGCCATTCGCTATAAGTATGTTTTCGGTACCACCAGCTCTGGCGAAGAACAGATACAGATCATTAGAAGCGTTCGGACAAACGATCTGAATGCCGTTTACATTGCTCACACCGAAACTTATTAATCTCACGTTTCCCGTTGACGCCGCCAGCTTGTTGCACTCCCACGCTATGCTGAACGCCGTCCACGCGCTTGCGTCGATCGGCGCCCCGTATGCCGCGCGGGTTACCGAGCGGTCCACGAAGGACAGGTCGAGGCCGCCCTTACCGTCAGAGGCGAAGGCGAGGTTGGTGAAGTTGGTGAGGTCTCGCGCATTGCCGGAGGTGTCGGCCAAGCTCTCACCAGTGAATAGCCACTCGCCCACGAGCCCCACCCGGCTGATTATCGTCGAGGGCGCGGGCGGCGGGGGTGGCGGGGGTGGGACCATCGACAGCACGGTCTGCTGGTCGGGGACTGCTGGCGTGCTGTCGGGCATGACGTAGTTTTGCGTGAGATTGACGAACTGGATCCACGGTACCTGCGGCTGGTCCAGCTCTGTCGGCAGGCCGAACGTGATCTCCATCACCCATCGGATCTCGGGCTGGTCGTCGATCATCATCGAGATGTCGCGGGGATTCGTGTGGTCGCGGAAGACCAGGCCGACGCTGGCCAGGACGTCGCGCCACCAAGGGGTCTTCAAGCTGTTGTGGATGACATCCAGAAGATCCGAGGCCCCGGCCCCATGCGCCTGCACGCTGAGGGTTTTGTCCTCGTCCCAGAAAACGCCCTGGCCGTAGCTGGCGACGTTCCCATCACTGTCACGGATGGGTACCGCCGGACTCTCGTAGCCTGCCCCAAAGTCAGAACCCCCGATCGTGTTCAGCGAGACGTAGAGGCCAGTCGGCCGGGGAGCCCCCAGGAATGCCCAGATGGCCAGCGGTACCGGCGGCGGGTACGCGCTGGGGATCACGCCCGGCCAAGCCTGCCCGTTGGCGTCGGTGTAGCCGTTGAGCAAGTTGGTGATGGCAGTCTGGAACTGTTTCTGGGTGGCGATCTGGACGCTCATGCGGTCGCCCCTTCCTTGATGCGGACGGCGATCGCTTCGCAGTGCGGGATGATCCCGTTGTTCCACGGTTTCGACCACACGATCTTGAACGGCCAGCTCATGGAGAGGGCTATCGGGTTGCCGAAGTTGTCCACGATGCCGTTGCCGAGGTTGTCCTGGAGAAGGTCCCAGGCGCTGAAGAGGACCTTGTCGGCCCGCGTCTGTGTCGCAGGGTCGGAGGTCATCAGGACCTGGTCGGTGTAAATCTCGTACCCCTCGGCCGCGCGATCACCCTCGGGCAGCGCCTGGAGCTTCTGGCCTGACGCCGGATGGACACTGCCCATCACGGTGAACACGGAGGGCGCGCCATCCACCCAGAGACCGTCAGGGCCGTAGCGGCCGGGGCCGACGCGGAGGACCTGGATGGCGACGGCGGGGAAGAGGCTCATACTTCCCTCCACACGCCGCGTTCGAGCATGCCGTGCCACGTATAGCCGGAAGTCCCCGAAACCCCTCCGGGGCCGTGACCGATTGATCCCGCCACGGTGATCGTTCCGTCCTCGTGTTCCGTGATTGAATGAGACGATGGTCCGCTCGGAACTCTCGCCCGTGGTACTCGCCAAAACCATTGCTCGCCCGATTTCCCGTAGTCGCCCGGTTCGAGTACCGGGAGTTTCCCCTCGGCATCGGGGTATACGCGCCGCCCCTGCATGATGTCGCCGGCGCTCATGCGGGCTTCGCCCCCACGCGAATTTTGCCAAGGCCGATCAGTGCGTCTGCTATGGCTTTTCGGACGTCATTGTATTTGTCATCCATCCCCGCCGATTTGATTGCATCATCAGTCGCAAGCAGGAGCCTTTCGATTTCTTCGTCAAGGCCGATCACTTCGCGTTTTAGGCAGCGTTCACAGCGGCGATAGGGCTTGCCGGTGTTGGCGTCATATTCCGTGACAAACTGATGGGGTTCGGGCGTCCTGTGGTAGTCGGGATGTGTTTCGAGCGTCGTGTTGCACTTGGAGCAACCTCGGCAGGGAGCCGGGGACATCGAGCCCCACGCCTGAGCCTCGCCGCATTTGCACCGGTAGTACTGCATTATGCCACGCCCTCGGTCGGCAGCGCCCCATGGCGGACCTCGGCGCGGATGCTGTTGCGCATGACCGCCGTGTCAATCAGCGGCTTCGTTCCACCGTTGGCACGCATGCGGAGCGTGGACTCGGCCAGGGGGACGAAGGGCCCCTCGTCGATCTTCTTCTTGATCCCTGCCACCCCATACTGCCCCAGTTCCCGCAGCGCCTTGTCCGCCGAGAGCTCGCCGCTGACGACCCGGTTGTACAGGGCACCGCATACCCTCCCAATTTCTTCCCGTTTCTCTGCGGCCCATGACCGGATAAAGGATCGCTCGGGGATCACGATCCGGATCCCCTTGCCGAAACCGTTTTCGATGACCGCCCCGTACTCATGCACGGCCGCGATGCCTGCCAACGTGATCCCGTCAGCATCAGCCGCGTCCCCGTTGAAGAACCCGACGCAGACATAGCCATCCTTGAACTTGTCAGTTTCCTTGAGGATGCGCTGCAATCCGTGGTCGTGTTCTTCGGTGGTGGCCACCTACATCCCCCTGTTGAAGCTGTTGTCGTTGTCGATCATCTCGCCAGGGGCAGGCATGCCGGCGGCAGCGACATTATTGAACCCGAGAACCGACACCGCCGGACCCGACGCCCTGCGCAGTCCGCGGAGGCGCTTGCCGAAGCTGGTCTGGTCAAGGTCCACGTCATTCTGGTGGCCCTTGCCCGGCGCGTAGCTGATGGACGCCCCACCCTCCCGCATCCCCATGATGGGACCGCCGGCACCGAGATTGCGCTGGTCCAGCACGAACTCATGCATGGCGCGCAGGGCTATGGCCAAGTTGTAGTTGGCACCGTAGAAGGCTTGATCGGTACGGTTGGTGGCGTCAGCGATGTACAGGCTAAGAGAGGCGGACGATGCCAGCGCGGAGAGCTTTGCCGTGATGTAGTCTGTCACTGCCGGCATCGTTCATTTCCTTATTCTTCGGGGATCTCGGTCTCGTCTTCGGGCTCGAAGTTCTGGGCGTCACCGCTGAAGGTGAGTCGAGCCTTGGCGAAATCGATATCCTTTGTCAGGGGCCTTTCGTTGACCGCGAGAAACCTCAATCTTTGCAATCGATTCATGATCGCCGCCTGAACGTTCTCCCGGCCGTCCTCAACCAGCCAGCGATACAGGGTGTCACGGACGCCTCGGTCAGCCGTGATCATGGGTTGGCCCTTGTCGTTCGTTTCTCTCCCGCACTGTTCGACGAGCTTGGTTGCGTCAGCTACAGAGAGATCGGTGATGGCCTTGGCGTTCGGCCTCTTCCCGTCCCCGTCTGCCTTGCGCGCTGTCGCCGGCCAGTTCAGCTTCTTGATGAGCCCTGCCTTCCCCTCTTTCATGAGATGCGGCTTGGCAAGCAACCATTCGTCATCGCTGATTTCGTTCACGCCGGGACCGAGTAGGACAGAGTCCGTGAACGTTTTGATATCCTTGGTCGCTTCGATCTCTTCGGTGATGACCTTGCCCGTCTCCGGGTCCCTCTGTTTCTGGCCCTTGTCGTCGAGCACGGGCTCCATGAACCGGACAAGCTCAATCAGTCTCGATCCGTCTCCCATCCATCGAAGAAGCATGCGATTCCTTTCCGGGGCTCGTAGCCCCTATGCGCTCGGCGTATCGGCCGAAGGGACTGCCGGTTCTGTAGGTGGCTCTGCGGAAGGCGCTTCCGCGGGCTTCTCAGTCTGGGCGAGAGGCTGCTCTGCAGGTGCCGCTGGGGGTTCGGGAGGAGGCGCCTCTACAGAGCTGAGAACCGAAGAGATATCCCCAACCTCGGAGGCGGCAATCGTCTGCGTCTCCCGCGGCTCCGCTGGGTCTGGCGTCGGCACGGGATCCACCGTTTCAGGTTCCATGGTCCCCGTCGAAGGAGGGGCAGGAGGCTCTGCGGGAGCCTGTGTAGCGGCGTAGCCAGCCTTGGCCATGATCGCCCTGGCCAGATCCTCCCGCGTCGCCTCGGAGGGCAGCGGGTCCACCTTGTACTCGGCAGCGATTACCGCCAACTCGGCATCAGTTCTCGCCAGTAGTTCCTCCAGGATGGACAGCGGCTGATCGGAAAGCTTCTGCGGTTCTGCGGAACTTGCTGTCTCGGTGACGAGCATGCCCGGCTTCGGGACGACCGGAGTGACCGGATCATCAGGGATGACCACGATGAGACCGGCATCGATCTCGCGCGCGATGGTCGCCGCCATGGACGAGAACTCCGCGTCAGTGACCATGTTCCCCGATACCCCAGCCTCGCCCGGCTGGAGGATCACGGTACCCCGGTTCATGCCGGGGAGAGAAACTCCGGGCAGGAGATCGATGATCTTCTGCCCGGTTCCATTCCATTTCAGCTTCACGTTAGATCCCGTCTCCGTAGGCAACCGACTGCGGGTAGTAGACCAGCAT